CTGGATGGTTTGCATGGTCGATGTGAAGAACGTAGTCGGCGTGATGTCCTATGCCGCGTGACTCGCGGAGTTCTCCTTTGTCATTTAGTTGGGATGCGGTCAGAACGCAAACATTTAAATGCAACGCCATCAACTTCAGCCTACGGACAACTTCGCTAACTTGTTGCTCGCGTGTCTCGCTTTTGCTGTCGGCGGACGGCGAGCATAGCTGGATGTAATCGACCACAACCCAGTCAAGGCCGGTGCGCTTGAGTTGCCGACATATCGACTCGATAGTATCGATGTCCGATACTTGGTCGTGAATTGTGATCGGTAGTGCCGAGATATCCGCAATGCCGAGCTTCATTCCGTTGACGTGCGGTTGGCTCGGTTTTTCGTAGGCTGAGACGCAACGCCATCCGCTCTGCGCGGCGACTAAACGACCGATGACCTGAGTTGCGCTCATCTCAAGGCTGAATATAACGCCGTTCTTGGCGTTTAAAGCCCCGTGCAGCGCAGTTTGGAGCAAAGCAATAGACTTACCGCCCGAAGTCTCGGACGCGAACACTGCGAGCGTTCCCCGCTCAAACCCACCGTTTAGTTTTTCATCCAGTCCGGTGACGCTTGTTCGGAAGCGTTCGGGTGGCGTGGTTTTTTCGAGTTCGTTCAGCAACTCGGCGCATTGCTTTTTGAGCGATATGGCGTCCGTTTGTTCCTCGTCCGAGTCTGCCAAGTGTTGAGCGATGCCGTTCAAGTCGGCCCGCATCTCTCGGATGTCGTCTTTGTTCTCTGCCAGCTTTGCCATGGCCTTTCGATACCGGCGGGCCTTGAGTAAGTCCTTTCGGAAGTCGAGAGCGGCTACGGCGTCACCCGTGGGGTATGCCGTGAACGCTTCGGTGACGCCGTGGTATCCGCCCACGTCGAAGATCGATCCCTTTTCTTCCAAGACCGCCTGGAGTCGGAAGATGTCCGACTTGAACCCTTCGTTGTGGCACTCCTTGGCCGCTGAGAGCAAAGCGCGGTTGGCGTGTTCGAAGAACAGATCCGCGTCCCACTTCGCGGCGTCGAGCACTTCGTAGTTTTGAAGGATGATCGAGATCGCGGCCTTCTCTGCTGATGGAGCGGTTGGGACTGCCGACCTTGTGCTTGTTTCTTCTCGTTTTAAAATTGGCATCTTTTCCTTTCTTTGTGGCTCGCCTCTCGCCTTAAGCGAGAGAGGCGAAGCCTATCTATCTACGTTAGTAGATAGATATTCTATCTATCTAGACCACCATTGGTTTGTGTTAGGTTACGGTTGGGTTTCATTTGGGTTTGCGTTGGGTTATTTACAGACGCATTCCCGCTGGCTTTTTTGTAGGCTTTGGCGTATCACTTTTCGGCCTTCCGCCTTTCTTCCCATTCTTGTAATTGCTGAATAAACGCTTGTTTTGATCCTGCCATTGATGCAAGACGAGCGCGTCACCTTCGCGCCTTGCGTAGCCGCTTTCAATCAACGCGTTTTCGAGTTGCATTGGATCGCCTTCCCAGTCGGCTATCGCTGCTATGATGTCAGCCGTCTTTTCGATCCGTTCGCATTTTCTGAATTGGCATTGCGACCAGAGCTTCAAGAGCGAAAACACGCCTGCGTGGCCTGCTAGGCGTAGCAGTATCTTCGTCTTGTAGTGGTCAGGGAAGTCAGGTGAGAGGATCATTTGATGTGCTCAAGTAGTTCAAAGTTATTTTTTGGGCTACCATCCCAACGTATTGAAGATTGACCTGCTATATCCTTTAATCTCCAAAGCGCCCAACATTCGCTTTCGACAATATGTGCAGCTAATACGTCAAAGTCGCCATCAACATAATTTGTATAAAGTGAACCTTTTTCTCCTTTATTCGCCATGCACGATGGTTTCTTTGATGATGTTGATATTTTCCAATTTCCAGAACTTTCAAATAATCCCTTTTTGATCTGAACTGAAATTGGCTTATTAGGCTTTTTCCAGACTACAACATCTGCTTTTTGGCTGTGTCCAATAGGCGTAAATATAGTGAATCCATTCTTTGCTGCTTCAACCATAAATTGAAGCTCAGATATTGTTCCAATATCACAATTTTGGTTTCCTTTTGAATTTTCTTCATTCCTTGTAAATTCAGATAAATCAAAAAAATCTTCCTGTAATAAGTAAGTCATGTTTTCTTTTTTTCGAAATAACGCTGCAAGACCTCCTCGGCCTCCTCCTCGATCCACCGCGTTGACTGAGTAACAACCTCAAGCCAAGTGCCGTCGATTAGGATTTCCCAGTCCCACCGATAGCAGTCGTCTTGGTGGTTCGGCCAACAGCGGAGCGGATACCCTTTCCAGTGTTGCATTTGGTCATTCATCTTGTCCTGATAGGAATTGGCGGAGCGCCTTGTTTTCTTTTACGAGTCGATTGTTTTCTTCGGTGAGCGACTCGATGCGAATGTTTAATAAATCTACGAGCAATTCAAGATCAGCCATCTGTTCTTTAACTAGTCTTGTGAGATTTAGTAGTCTTGTGATGCCGTCGAACATAGTCTTCGATTCTTTCTAGGTGGGTTTCTGCCAATGCTCTCCCCTCCGGCGAGTCGTCGTATGTATGCTGGTATACTGGCAATGGGTCGCCCCTTTCCAACCTAAGCCCTATCGGGCATTCATTCATACAAATGACCAACCGGAGAGAGAGAGATCCGTTCATCTATTAAAACGGAATGTCGTCGGTTTCGTCGGGTTGTGCAACATAGCCGTTGCTTTTGGCGACGATATGCTTGTCGGTTTTGGCCGCTGGCTTGCGCCGGTTGCCTAGCCATTTCTGCTTCTCGTCACCGAACAACCAACGCTCAACGCAGTTGAACTGGTGATCTGGGTTGGTCTGCCCTGCCTCGACTCCGATAAGGCAAACGCCTTTTTCGCCAATTAGGTCTTCGGCTTCGACCGTTACGTCTTCTCCTGGCACTACGGCCCGACCGATGCTGGAGAGCACTTGGTCAACCTTCCACGCTGCTTTCGGGGTGAAGGTTAAATGTTCCCACATTGTCGGGCCTGTTGTTCCGCCTTCAAGAAGGACGGCTACGTCGAGCTTGATTGTTGGGTTTCCGGCTTGGCTTGTCTTCTCAACGGCTTTGATGATCTCCACCTCGTATGTTCCCGGCTCGACATAGTAGATGGCCGCTTGTTTTGGTTCGCTTGCTTTGTATGTTGGCATTTTGTTTTTCTATTTTATTTTTGTTTGTCTGAGTTGGAGCGAATGCGCTCCGGTTTGTACTGCTGTTTGATCTGGCTCTACGCCGTTGTTGGCGCAGAGTTCCAGATAACTCTTTTCTGACATCTTACCGCCAAGGGCGAGTATTAGTGTCTCTTTTGTGATATTCTGGCTTGCTTTGGCTATTGCTTCTGTTTCCACGAATTTCCTTCCGCTCATGCTGGTTAGTTTCCATCCGGGCACTTCGTCTCCGTTTTCAAGTCTCGTTTTAAGGTGACCAAGCACCGGCTCTGCGATCTCCTTTTCTGCCAGCTTCCACTCTTTTGCGAATGCTCCCATGCTCTCCGCTGTTGCGAGTATTCGCTGGCGGATCGACTCGATGCTGTTGCCTGTAACGTCTGGAATTAGCGCGATAGCACTCTCAGCCTGCCTAACGATGGCATGGCAGTTGTTAAAATGCTTGCACCAGCTACAATATTCCGAAGGCGTCGGCTTCGCCTCCGCGCTTGTTGCGCGGTCGATTGTGCGCTGCGTGCCTTGCTTGGCTTCTTCGTAGGTGAAGTCGTAGCTGCGAATTAACTTTTGATCGACGTAGATAACATGAGCAGTCCAAGACATTTCAAAGTTATCTTCCATGCACGCTAATGAGTATGCCTGAAGCTGATCTCTGTAATTGCGTAACTGGCCTGTCTTGATATCCGCGACCCACTTCTCGGCCTTGCAGACTGCGTCCGCTGTTCCAAGTTTACTTAGTCCAGGTACTGCCATCGCGAGATACTCTTCGCGAGTCTCGACGAACGATCCTTTTGCAAGGCGCTTCAGTTCCTCGACTCCGTAGGCAATAGCGCCGGCGTCTTCGCCAACTATTGCAACGTCATGTTCTGCCGATATCAAGTTGCGGATCGCAACGTCTACCGCCGTGCCGCGCTCCGCTGCGGAACTTGTTCCGCCTGCGCCTTCAAATAAGGCGCATTCAGCGAGTTTGGGCAGAGAGGATGGTGATATTTCTTTACTCATTTTTTTAATTCTACACTTGATCAGTGTAGTGATGTTTATTGATTCGCCTTTCTCCACTCGATAGCCGTGTTGACGAACTGATCGACGCGAAGCGCGACGCGGTGAAGATATTCAGGCGCGCAGTCGCGCCACGTCTGTTCGCTCGTAAGGACGCCGCGAGCGATCAAAAACTGGTTGACCGCGCCTTCGTGTTCTGCGAGCCGTGCTTGCCATCCGACCATTTCGTCGGCTTCGACGATATGGTTCGGCTGTTTAGTTGCAACGGCCTCAAACAAATGCGAGACCGATACCCACTCCAGCGGCAACTCTTCTGCTAGTCCAGATCGCGTCTTCGCATCGTAGGCTGCCGAATGTGTCGTCAACAGGATCCGCTCTTTGCCGCCGATGCCCTTCCCCTTGCCGCTGTCCGTTGTTGAGACCTTGGTCTTGAAACGCAAGAACCAAAGCTCGTCCGCAAACTCTTTAAGCAACGGCGCCGATTGTTTGCTGAGTTTCAACTCGTAGCGATCGTAGGCTGCGAGCGCATCTGGAGCCTCGAAGCGCACGATTTTGCTGTGAGCGATAAGAACCACATTCTTACCGGCGTCAATAAGTTGATCGACGGATGACAAGAACCGGCTCATGCGCTCTGCGACCATCACCCATCCCTTTCCGAAGCCGAAGTCTTCGATGCTGGTTTTCTTGGTGCTGGCGAGAAGGTCTTCAACGCACAGGCGTTCCGCCCAATCTGCCGAGTCGATGACGATGGTTTTGTAATCGGTCGCTTTGGCTTCCGCCAATGCGTCCGTGAGTTGCTTCCAATTGCTGATCTCGCAGCGATCCACATCCAGGTGGGACGTGCCGCCCTCGATGTCGAGAAACAGCGGACTGGGGAACTTGGCCGCGAATGTCGATTTGCCTACGGACTCCACGCCGTAAAGAACTACGCGCTGGGCGCGTTGTTGTTTTCCTTTAGTTATTTTCATATTGCTTTGATTTTCTGAATTTCGTTGAACAACCCGGCGAACTCAAAGATTTCTGCGAGTTTTGAATATCGCACTTGAAATGCTGTCAGTTCGCTTTTTGCGTTTTCGATGACCTGTCTAGTCGCTTCCTTGTCATCCATGATATTTGATACGAGCA